TGTAGATGGTCTCTTACCAATCGTGATGTACCAACTCGCATTAGTATTGTGTGCTTCAATTCAGATTTACTAATATAATCAACAACCGTTTGATACGCAACAGCAAAAGTATTATCAGTAGAAGCATCATCTGATATTAAAATTTCAACTGCCACTCCTTCTTGTTTTAATACAGAAGTAATTGCCTCGGCAACGAATTCTTCACAGTTATAAACAGGCATAACTACTGAAATTTCTGGTTGTTCTGATCCTTGATGAACTGTTACAAAGTTATCTTTATAACTATTAAAGTTTTTAATTGTATTCATGTGCAGGTATTCCAAGATTCTTTGAAAATTCTTGTGTGTTACGGTTTATCAAAGTGCTAGATCCAATAAAACTTTTATTTGCTATATTGATTGAGTTTAATATTGTAGTGTTTAATCCAATAAATGTTTGTGAACCAATAATGGTTCTGCTACCTACTGTTACTTCAGCTGATATGAAGCAATGATCTTTAACTACACAATGGTGTCCTAGATTAACACCAGAACGAACTATTGTATTGTTTCCAATCTCAACAAAAGGTTGCACTATAGTTCCTTCATATATCAATACGTTTTCACCAATCTTGACGTTTGTTGCTACCAATGCTCGGCTCGATATGTAATTAATAAACTTGTATCCCATCGTCTTAATTAATTCGTAACGAGATTGCCTGAATACATTTGTATTATACGGATTTGATATTTGAAAACCTGCAGGAAATATAAAATCAACTTGGTCTGGTGGAAACTCTTCCAGTATTTTTTCAAAAGGAATAACCGGAAGGGATTCGTGATTGGAGTTGGTGATTCTATCTTGGTCCACAGTAAATGCCACAACTCGATAAGGACTATCTACTGATAGATAGTAATGCGTTGTGCTAGCGGAATCTTGGTTACCAAATACTATTACAGGTTTCATTTACTACTTAAACTGTTTTTCTTGCAATAGCGTTTTTGATTTTGGCTTTGATTTTCGGTTTGCTCGTTGATTCTAACAGTTTTGTTAGTTGAGCAATGTTTAAAGGACCTAATCTCGGTTTGCCGTTTTTGGTCAACATGGGATTTTTCTTTTTAGATTTCGCAACTGCCATAATATAGTCCTTTAAGAATTTGGAGCGGTGGCTTGGATTTGCACCAAGTGACTAGATTGGACACCTAATCTGGTTCTATACCCCGACCGCATATGTAATACTATAACATTATATAGTTTGATTGTCAATGGTTATTTGTGGTATATTTAACCATGCTATTGGTTCTGGCTTGAGTGGTGCATCTGGATTACGAACATCACTAAACACTTCCCACAATTTTTCTTTAATAGCAAATTTGGTAAATAATCCTGTTGATAACCCAAAAGCTTCAACTTCCCATGGTTCATCATAGTAATTTAAGTTTTCTGTAATTTTCTGGCCTCTCCAACGAGTACCATATTCATTCATTTCATTATAAGCATATTGTTTAACATGAACCATTTCATGTGCTAATGTTTCCAATATGTCATGTGAACCTATGACCGGATTCAATTCTATTTGAAATTCTCTAGGTTTATTGCTTTCATTATAATCTAATACTTCTGCATATCCAAGAGCGTCAAGTTTAGAGTTAAATTTAATCCGGACACATATATTTTCTAACATCTTAGGTGTCATCAATTGTTCAGCATAAAACATGGCCGCACGCTTAACGTAAGGCCTAAAGAGTCTTTTATCGGGACATCCGACTATACTGAGTTGCATCTGAGGTTTCTCCTGTGAAAACCAACTAACACTTCTCAAATATTTAGGTGTTATCTAGTTTTCACCAGGTGAAATTTGTTCTACTGATATACCACATCTATTTAAGAAGTCTATGCCGATGGCATCTCGGTACGAGTTTCGGTAATATACCTTTTTAATACCAGCGGTATAGACTTGTTTAGCACAATGAATACAAGGAGCATGTGTCAGGAACATGGTGGATCCATCTCCAGACTCACTACTCTTGGCCAGTTTAGCGATGGCATTAGCCTCGGCGTGGATCACTTCATCCTTCGTTTTGGTGATAGTACCGCCATCTTCTAGATATTCTATCACTTCTTCACACTCATTAGTCCAACCGGCTGGCATGCCATTGTAACCGATACTAATAATACGGTCATCTTTCACCACTATAGCGCCAACCTTCAATCGTTTGGCACTGGATAATTTGGCAAAACGATCTGCCACATCCATGTAAGCATTAATGAATTTTTGTTTCACAATTATTTAAATCTTGGACCTAAGAACCAAGCTACTAAACTATAACGGATACCTTTTGTAACCGGAGTAACTTCGTGTAATGAGTAACTAGGAAAAAACAATCCTGTACCACGAGTGTTTGGTAAAGTCATTGGTTCTTCTCCGTTATACAACAATAAACTTCCACCTTCATAATCTTCTGGTTCGGATAATTGTACCGAAAGGCTTAATTTTCTGGTGCCATTTGATTTATACATCATATCAATATGTTTACCATAAAATCCTTTTTCTTCAGAATCGTAAGCAGTAAATTGTAAACTTTGTATTTCAGTTAAATCATAATTAAAAAATTGATTATTAATGTTTATTACAGCTCCAGTAATTTTTTCCCAAATCCACCTATTCTCGTTAACATCTGAACGCAACCAAGATACAGGACTAACTCGAACTTTAGCATACTTGTCGAAATCGTCATCTTCGGATGTAACATCACCTGTAACGCCATATGCTAGAGGAGAAGATTCACGGCCTGCTTTTCCGATTTCTATGATTTTATCACATTCATCTTTAGTAAAAAGACCATTCATATAAGCCCAATTTTCATTGACAACATCAGTTAAATGCCAATTAAATGAATGTGAATAATCTTTCACTCGTTCTCTACTATATTTTTCCAAAGGAGTTTTTTTCTCCACTTCAGGTGCAACAACAATAGAGGAAATATCTACTGATTTACTTTTTCTAGCTTTAGTTGCTTTAGATTCTTTATTCATTTTTTCATTCCCAAAAATGGTCGTTTATCAAATTTCCAATCTTTGTGGACACCATTAGCATCAACATAGTGTAGAAACAGTTGTATCTGTTGGTTGCCTTCATAAGGCTCTCGCCAATGTTCAACCTCACATCCTTTATATATTGCCATATCTCCAGGTTCAAGCATAAGTTTTTTGCCTGCCATATAAATTGGCCATGGTTCTGGATCATTATCAATACAAAGTGTGGTGCTATATTGACAACTTGGTCTATCTGTGTGTTTTGTTAAAGTAGAACCTTTCCAATAAATTCTACCATATGTGTATGTTGGTAATAATGTTAATCCGGTTTCTTCTTGCATCAATGGTAACAATGAAACGGACAAAGCATCACAAATCATTTCACCATAAAATGGAAAACCAACAGGACTTTGTTCATCACCAAAAGCTGTAAGATTGCTTTGAGATATATTTTCCTGATAATATTTTAAAGTTCTCGACAACAATATGGTATTTTTTAATAAATCTATAGTATCGGCACTTATTGCATTTTTAACTATTTTATAATCTTCTTCCATTTTTTATTCCTTTGATTATTTGAATTTTGGTCCTGTAATCCAGGCAACCAAACTATAACGAATGCCTTTTGTAACCGGAGTAACCTCATGTAACGTGTAACTAGGAAAAAATATAGCTGTACCACGGTTTTTGGGAACTTCTATTGGATCTCCACCCACATGTAACAATACTTTTCCACCTTCATAATTTTCCGGTTCGGATAATTGTATTGAAATACTTAATTTTCTAATAACCCCATCAATTAATGTTGGTTCTGTATCAATATGTTTATCATAAAATCCTTTTTCTTCAGAATCATAAACAGTAAATTGCAAACTTTGAATTTCTTTCAAATCATAATTAAAATATTTGTTGTTTGTTTCTTCAATACATTGAACAATTTTTTCAAAAATCCATGTGTTTTCTTCTTTATCGGAACGAATCCAAGATACAGGACTGATACGAATTTTTGCTGTTGTTATGTGTTCACTTGAACCATCACCAGTAGAACTATAATTTAGTGGAGTAGTTGAATCTCCCGATTTTGGCAAGTTAATAATTGTTTCACATTCTTCAGGACTAAACAGATTAGGGTGTGCATAAAATGAAGGATTTACAAATCGTTTTAGTGGCCAATTTGATTTTCGTTCTTGGTCGTTTTCTGTAACATTGATGTATTTTTTCAAAGGCTTTGGTATATTTAATAATTCATATTCGTCAGCAGCCACAGGTTTAAAACCACGAACATCCTGAATTACAGGTTGAATCATTGATTCATTTAACTCTCTATCTTTATAGATATCACTTTGTTTTAATAATTGATCAAAGTCACTTTTTTGTTTCATTCTTATTCCTAAAAATTTGGTGGGCCTTGTAGGACTCGAACCTACGACCAAAGGATTATGAGTCCTCTGCTCTAACCAACTGAGCTAAAGGCCCCTTTGGTTACCAACTCCCGTCATCAAACCATATTCGTATGGTGATGGGCATCAATTCAATCATATAAGAAGTTGTTACTTCCCAAGCATCATTCTCACTACCTCTACTAAAACCAATCCGCCAATGAAATGGATTTAATTTTAGTGTAATGTTACATCCAGAATATCTCAGCCATTTCATTTTAAAATTTCCGCCATAGGTTCAGGAATGTTAAATTGACTACGGATGTATTTGTCTTTTAACATATCCGGAATAATCGTATATGGTTCTTCCAACATAAACGGACAAGGACCTCCCCATTTATTATTGGTCAAAAATGATTTAAATATTTCTAAATCTTTTTTACTCTTTGGATCAAAGGTTCTTTTTTGATTTTGTACCATCTGGTAGTTTGTAAGAACTGTCATTTTAAATACTCCATACTATCTTTTTTCATATAATGAACCACCTGATTTTTCTTTGAATCAGGTACTTCTCTAACAACGGGAATAAATTTCTCGCCATCGATTTCTTCAAGAGGCCAATGGGAGTAAGTATAGAAGATATCGGTGCCATTTCTAGCACGAACCTTTTTGAGAATATTTTTAGATTTCACATTTTTCATAATATAATTATAACATAAGAATAGGGAGTCGGTCAAGAGCCCCCTATATGTTTACCGACTTTTTGGATAATTCAACTGTTCCCATTCCTCATCGGTTACGGGCCACCAGTTCATTATTCACTCTTTTCTTTAATGGCAATCTTTTTAATGGTATCTTGAGCCTGCACAAGATTTTCTAACCATACACGCAACATACCATTCATCATTTCGGCTTGACCAATTTCAATCTTGTCAGCCAATGTAAATGAACGTGTGAAGTTACGGTTAGCGATTCCCTTAAAGAGGAAATTTTCCTGTTCTTTAAGTTCTTCTTCTTTTGCAGAGCCTTTAATGACCAATTTATTACCTTCAAGAGTTACTTCAATATCAGACTTGGCAAAACCAGCAACTGCCATTTCAATGACATACTTGTTCTTGCTTACTTGTTTGATATTGTATGGAGGATACGATGGTACATTCTTAGCTACATTTTTGGTAACTTCTTCAATGTCTTTGAAGAATTTATCGTAACCAACTGTGAATGGATCCAGCGTTTTGTGAAAGTCAAATAGATTTGGTAATAGACTTGTAGTCATGTTTATGTGCTCCTTAATTTAAGCGAGTTAATCAAAATTGTAGGCCCCTAAGGCACCTACATCCATATTTATAACACATTTGACTTTAAATGGCAATACTTTTGGTATTAAAAGTTATCTTTTTTAACTTTATTACCAATATTATATTTTGGTATTAATTGCCACTCACCTTTTTCTTTGTGTGAAAGAATTTTAATTTGTGATAAAAATATAGGTTCTGGTGTTTGTGTGGATTTTTTATCTACCAAAGTTATTAGGCCCCAATCTTCCAATAAATTAGCAATTGCGTTTCTACGAGAAAGGTCATTCTCACTAATATCGGTTGGTTTGCCATCTAAAGCAAACAATTCTTTAAAATGTACAATGTAGTATCGGCCTTGCTTGTGTAAAATGTGGCAAGATTGATATAGTATTTTTTCTTTTTTTGAAGCGACCCCAATACGGGTAAGTGTTTCTCTGACTTTTAAAAAATCATCTTGTTGATTCAAAGTCACTTCAACTAAATCAGTAATGTTAATCATGTTCCGCCTTTGTCTGTTTTTCTTTTTATTTCAGCGATCTGTTCATCAGTAAGAAGTCGTAAAGCCTCTTTGGCTTTCTCGTTGGAATAGCCAAAATATATCTTTATACATTCTATATTCTTGTCGACCTCTGATTTCTGCCACGGTTGGAATTTCCGTTTCATTGGTCTTATGGTATTTAGAAGATATTGATATTGAAGGTCTTTTTCCAAACTTGGATGCTTGTTTAGTTCGTTGACATATAGAACACAGTCCATGTGATAGGATAAGGCTCGGTTGATGATATATGAGTTATAATCTTTATAATCCAACTCATCACGGAATACACTTTTTTTCTTTTCTAAGATAGAGGGAATAATTTCCTTAAATAAATCTGGCATCTTAATACTCCGATACCGTATACTTCATCATTTCTGTCAATGTGGCATCATCAATTTTTTGAATAGGTGTAACCGATTCTTGTTCAATGTCAATCAAAACCATATCACGACCGTCTTTGGTGTAATAGTTTCTTGTTTTAAATGATTTGGGATCAACTTTAAATAACCATCCAGCATACTTGTAATTGTGTCGAGCAGCCGGCACGGTGACAAAATATAATTCATCCACACCACGACACTTGCGTAATTGATTTGGTTTGATTGTAATTGCTTTTTCTTTGATAAAAGGTACTTGAGTTTTTACTTCAATAGTTTTGCCATCACCAGTCAAGTCTTTCTTACTATCAAAATGATTGAGTGCTTGCTCAACAATAACACCTTTTTTGGCCAAATAGTTGCTAACATATTTCTCACCCATACGGCCGAGAATGTCCATCATCTGTGAACGATCCATGATTTCTCCTTATTTAAAAGAACAATCAACCATGATTTCTGTTAAACAGGCTATCATATTGATTTCGTGGTCGGCCACAAATGCAGATTGGTATTGATACTTGGCGAGAATGAGAACTAGTTGGGGTACCGAATCTGGTGTCAATTCTTCATACAAAGAATCATACAATTTTCGATATACTTTGATTGGATCATTATCCAAATTGTTGGTGACCCATTTACGAGCAGAGGCAAAGTCTTTTTCTTTTAACGACTTAATAAGATTATCAAGTTGTATATCAGCAACATTAGAAAGAATACCGCTATCAATCGAACCTGACACAGAATATCGCTGAAGTTCGTTAAGAATTCTTCGATTGTCAGGAAAGTGTTTCGTGATGACGGCTGCGACAACATCTTTTGAATATTCAATATTCTCTTGTTGCAAGATACTTTCAACTCTTTTAAAGAATTGTGCCGCCAGTTTTGGTTTAGAGCCGTTGATTTTAAAATCGATAACAGAACAACGGGAATGAATCGGATCAATGATACGATTTTTGAAATTGCATGTAAATATAAACGAGCAATTCGATGCAAATTCTTCAATGGCTCCCCGTAGAGCAGGTTGAGTTGAGTTAGGGTTAAGATAATCAGCCTCATCAATGATGACAACTTTTCTGCCACCCATGAGCGACATTGAAGAAGCATAATTTTTGATTTTGTTACGAAGGACATCAATACCAGACTCATCAGAACCATTGATGATAATGTAATCGCAACCAATCTCATTGCACAATGCTTTAGCAACTGTTGTTTTTCCAACACCTGCCGTACCAGATAAAAGAAGATTTGGTATTTCTTTTCTCTTAACGTACTCCTGAAAAGTTTCCTTGATCGCATCCGGAAGAATACAATCTTCAATTGTTTTTGGTCGATACTTCTCGACCCACAATAAATGTTCCATTCACAACTCCCATAATATAATATACAACAGCTACAATTATTTTAATTCACCTTGAAGCATACCAACAACTTCAATAAAGCTCATGTCAACCACCACATTTCCCGTGGTTGTATTAATAACAGTAAATTCACCTTCTTCAGTTTTTGAAACAAATACTACTACGACAAAATTAGGATTGACGGCAATAGATTGTTTTGTGTTTGCATCTGTAAAGTTTAATAACATTTTATTCTCCAAATTTAGAATACTTGGCTTCAGTTGCTACATAGTACTGAATGTCCTGATTTTTATTTTTAAATAAAGAAAGACCTTTAGAAGAAATTTGTACATCATAAGCACCAGGAATCATTCTAAGGTTCTCGGTTAAGAACACCATTTTAAATTTTTGGCCTGTTCCATCGGCAACCTGAATTGTGTTTGTGTCGGCCGAGGAATCTTTAACGTCACAACTAGTTAAATTGATAGCCTCACCTTCAGATTCAACAACAAGATTAGGAGATTGCAATACATTTGTAATTTTCATGATAGAATCAAAATCTTCTTTAGATAAAGAAAAGGTAATATCAACAGATGGTAGTGTCAGTTCTTTATCTGGTGGAATTAAAATGCTTTCTTTTTCCGTTTTACGATACTTGGTTTTATTACGACCAAAATTAAAAATAATATTGATATCATCAAAATCAATATCTGTATCTTTGCCGATAGAGTGTATCGTTAAAAACTTGTTTAAATCATATACACAAAAGTCTTGTGGAAAAGAATCTTTTAGTGTGGCTTCAGCCAAAACATTTTTTCCTGTAGAAATGGTTTTGATTTTATTGCCAGTTTTAAATTGAATGCCAGAATTTAACTTGGCAAAATTTTGTAATACTGTTAGTGTTTCACTCGATAACTTCATTGTTTTCTCCATTATAAAAATTACTGCTTCGAATATATTGTATCATGTTCATACAGAAACATCAAGCAGCACATTGCGTGTGCCAAGTGATGTTTACCAGATTCAGGATCGTTGATCTCTCCTTCTTTCCAAGCCCACAAATGCCTTTGTAATGCATCAAAATATCTACGCTTGGAATCCGGTACATACTTCCAATTGTCTGGTTCATACTTCTCCGCACCAAAGGTAAGTATTTCAACTGTTGCTTTTAATGCTGCTGGCGGTAACAATCCGTATTGTAATTTACCGCCATCAAACTTGCGACCACCTGTTGTAGCCGATTGTGATTCTTTAACTAAATCTAAAGAAGAACCATATGTTTTTTCTTTACCACTAGGTCCATACTTTTTCATTACCATTACATTTCTCCAACAAAATTAGCCACAGCAGGCATATCTCCTTGGAAATGATATGTGCCAATGTGTGAAGTTTTCATCCATGGACATAGATGGATTTGACCACCAATCTTTCGCCACAATTGACAGAACATATAATCTTCTGATAGGTAACGATCCGAACCGC